CCCCTTTTAGGAGCAAAACTTTATGCTTTTACTTGTTATGTGGAGAGATTTTCACTTGAAGCTACTTTAGATCTTTTTGGGGCCAAGAAGTTAATGAAACAGTGTTCTACGTTTGTCCGATCTTTGGTACAAACTGTTAAGGATGCTGTGAAGAGCGTCGTACCCGAGATCTTGTTGATCATCAAGATTATTTTGATGACCACCCTTGTTACCATGCCTTTACTTAGGCTAATTTTATGGGTACAGGGGTTCTTTGCAAAGTGGGTTTTTCAATCTGATACTCAACGGAAAGGTCATAAAACCCAACATAGGAATTCTCGTTATAATAACAGAATTCGTGAGGGTAATGATCAAGATTGGGATCGGCCTGACCGTGCCACTGGTGAAGGAGATTACGGTAGGGGTGGTTTCCAAGTTAATAGTCGTGTTCCAGAGTTCCTGATGAATGCGCAACTTGGCGTACACAGGAATGTGTATGAACTTACTTGTCCGATGTTTCAAGGTCGTATGGGTTATTGCTTATTTTTGGGCGGTAATGACATGTTAATGCCGAGGCATTTTATGACAGCCTTGGAGGCCGCATCATCAGAAGTATCCGATACTTCATTTCATGTTATCCATTTTAAACAGGAAGGGCGAGATCCCATAAGCAAAACTTTAGATCAGATAACAGAAAATTCGTACTCCTATGGGAGTAATGAATATTATCTAGCTGAAGTTGATCTTGGGCGCCAGCATAAGGAAATTACACCACATATGGCAGATGCTAGTGTAACTAATAGATTCCTGATTGATTTTAGGAATCAGTTTACAGTAGCCTGTACATCTGGTGAGATGTCCTGGAATGGATTTCCCGCAACTTATCACCCCACTGTAAAGCTCCGTATGAATGATACAGGAGACTTTGAAAAGGTACATAATACCCTTAAAATTGAAGGGATAGATACCAAGGGTGGTGATTGTGGAATGTTGTATTTCGCAATGGACGGTCCGGCTGCAGGGCACGTTGTGGGAATGCACATTGGAGGTGGTAGTAATGGAGGTACTGGTTTCGCTATTTATCTTAACGGTAATATTGTTAGGAATATGAGGAAGCAGCTTCATGAAGGCTTTGAAATTCCGAAGATTCGCACAGTATTGCTTGATGATATTATACCGCCCGCTCGGGTATCTAGCGGAAATTCCCATATCGAATTTGAAGGGAATGGACGTATAGTCGAGTATTCTAAGAAGAATGTGAAAATTTCACCAAAAGGGATTGAGAAGCGCCTTGAAAATTATAAGGACTTTGAGATCATAGCTGAAATTTCACATATTGAAGATGTGTGTGATATTATTGGTGCGAGGTATCTTTCACAAATGAAGAGGATACCACAGCGCCTGAGCTATCATACCGCGGTATTTGGCGAACCTGGGCAAGTGGTTGCTACTAATTTCTCAACGTCCGCTGGCATTCCTTTGACTGGGACCGAGTTGGACAAGCGATATTGGCGCCATCTTGATGGTAGTCCTAATATTAAGGTTTTAGATCAGATTCGGGTTTACCTGAACCAAGCCTTAGTTGATATTATGCGTGGAGTTTGGCCTAATTTTATATTCAAGATCTTTCCAAAGGATGAGACTTTACCTGCGGAAGATGTGGATGTAAAACAAAAAGTCCGAACCATAAATGGAGGACCCATTATATTTATTCTGTTGCAGAAAATGTATTTTGGTGATCTCTGTGCTCTTATAGAGCAGAGGCCTTTGGAGTTTAATACTCTTATAGGCCTAGATATGAATTCCATGGATGGACATTCTCTTGTTTTGAGATTGTTGGAAGTGAACCCAGAGAGGGATTCACTTTTTGGTGGTGACATATCTAAATTTGAATTCCGCCAGAGAGCAGAAGTGTCGACGGCGGTTTTCGATCGAATTATTGAACCATTATATGCGAATGCTTCGCCCGAGGAGCGCGTCATTAGACGTAATCTTTGGGAGATGGGCATTACGACTGTTAATGCGTTTGGTGATAAACTTTTTGGTGCATGGTCCTCGTGCGTCAGGTGAGTATATGACGTCTTTGGGAAACACTATCTACGTACAAGTAGCTCTAGTGTACTCTTATTATAAAGCCTGTGGTTTCGTGAGAACGATCCTACCGACTTTCTATCTTCACGTTTATTGCGTCTCTGTTGGTGATGACAACATAGGCGCTGTTTCACGTGAGGTGAAAGATTGGTTTAATCAGGTGGCTATAAGGGATGGTATGCAGGATCTTGGTCTTGCTTATACCGATCCTAATAAGGGTGAAATAATTGACCCTTTTATGAAGCTTGATGATATCGTTATGTTGCAATGTCAACCCCGATATGATTCTTTATTGGGTCGTTGGGTTTGGTATCAGAAGCTTCAGACGGTCCTTGAAATGGCTCAGTGGACTAAGAAAATCCACAAGAGGCCTGATAAGACCATCTGGGCTAGTAATGTACTCGATAGTCTTCGGAAACTTTGTCTACACCCTAAATCAGTGTGGGATGAATATATTCCGAAGTATCAACGAATGATTGCTGGTTACCACATAGAAGTTCCTACTTGGGACTATCGTGGTATGCAGAAGATCGTTCTTGATGAAGCTTATATGGGTGTTGTTTTCAGGAATGAGATCGACGCCGAACAGGGAGAATTTCAGCATGGGCCTCGAACCCGATATCGTAAGGGTAAGGAAATTGCTTATGATGGGTTTTTGGTCATGTTTAATTTGGTTCTGGTGGTATTATTCGGTTATTTTGTTTGGCCATATTTACCACAATTTGGGACCATTTTGGGTTGGTATATTTACTCATGCTGGTTTCTTTTTGTTAATTGTTTCATTGCTGGTTTCTGGTGGAAACTAGTATGGGGTTAGACCCCACGTCCTCCTATGACGTTAAACTGGGCGTTCTGCATAACGAAATATCGTGGTACCAAAAGCTGTATGCGCTGCAAAGGTTAAAATGGAAGCACCGTTAGGAGTAAC